TAACTTTCAAGTGCTTAAGACCGATGTTACCAACAAGACCTGATTCTAATAATGCTCCCATTTTTTTACTATTTAATTTAAGGATTTATTTTTATTTTATAATTTTTGACATCAAATCCTTCATTCTCATGAATTGTGGATTCTCATATGTCTTAGATTCGATAAGATTTGAAGATGAACCTTTTACAGGAGTCTTAGACACTTTCTCAGAAACTGATTCTGAAATTGTGTTAGCTTCCTTGCTTTCGAATTCTTCTTTCAAAGTTTTATACAAACCTTTTGATTCTTTCAATGTTTCTACTGAATCGAATCTTCTGAGGATATTGATTTTCTCTTGCTTAGTGGTAGTGTTCTCTGTGAACAAACGTGTAGCGTAAGCCAAGTTAGAGTTGAATACTGCAACCTCGTTCAACTTCTCTTTGAATATGTTAAGTGCCTTACGGTACTCTTCATTCTTTTCTCTAAGTTGTTGTAACTCTTTTTCAGATTCGTTTTCTCTTACTGCAGGTCTCAATCTATCAGACGCGTAGTCTTTAACATTAGGATTCGCAGTTTTAGCGTTAGGATATTTTCTCAATGAAGCATTACTTCTTGAAGTTTCTTCCATTTCACCTTCTTTGTAATCACCTTCTTCCATTTCTGCTTCTTTGTAATTACCTTCTTCCACTTCAGATTCAAATGCTCCGTACTTACCGTCTTCTTTCTCGTGACCATCCACATCTTTTCTGTGGTATTTATCACCTTTGTTCATACCGTACTTACCTTCAGCCATTTCCTCTTCTTTATACTCTTCTTCCATATCGTCTTCTTCAGATACTTCGATTTCGTAAACAACTTCGTCCATTTCTTCTTCCATGTCACCTTCGTGCATTTCTTCTTCCATATCACCCTCAGCCATTTCTTCCTCTTTCTCTTCTGATTCCATTTGGATTTTGTATTCAACGTCAGCTTCGTTATCCTTGAGTGAAATCTCATCATCATCTTGAGAGATAATGATTCCATCTTCTTGACCCATAGCCTTGAAAACCTTTAAGATTTCATCGTCAGATGCCCCTGTTAAATCAAGAGGTAAAAGAACTTCTTCTTCATCATCAACTTCCAACTCATCACCAGGTAAGTCCATATCCAACATATCCTCTACATCTTCCATGTCCATTTCCTCGCCTTCGTCTTCCATTTCTGAATCTTCATCAGACATGTCAACCATGTCTTCTACGTCTTCAATGTCAAGTTCCATTTCTTGTTCAGCCATTTCTTTTGACTCTTTTCCCATTTCTGAACTTTCTTCCATTTCGACCATGTCAACCTCCTCTTCCTCAGAGAGCGATTCTTTTACTAATTCACTGATTTCTTCCTTCATAGTAGAAGCAAGTATTCCTTTTGCATTTTCCGTTACGGCTTCTTCCAAATTTTTCATTTGAAGTAGTGCCTCTTCAACTAATGATTTTTTAGTTTCGTTCGCCATTTTTTACTTTTTGCGCAAATGTTTATTTATTCGTATACTATAAATATTACAAAAACACAAAAAATATCATTTTTGAAATATTAGGGCATAAAAAAATCGGAAGTCACCCTCCGATTCTTAAATTTTTTGGTTTGGTTTTTGTTATTCGTAAACCTCGTCGATTTTACTTTCAGCACATGCGGTGATTCTCCAATCATGTGGGAAACCCTCGAATTTCTTAGTAACTTTAGATTCAACTTCTGTTACGTTGTATCCTCTTACAAGTTTTTCTTCTCTGATTTTTTTAATCTTTCCTGAATTCTCGTCAGGTAGGTCATACTGAATTTTTGCTACGAAATATTTCTCATCCATGGTTATAAAAATTTTTAATTACCTAAATAATCGGATAATCTTCTCATTAAGTCAATAGACGCACCCATTCCGCCATCAATTCTTGCTTCAGGTTCAGGTCTTTTTTCTTCTTCTAAGTTTTCTTCGTACTTACCCTTATCGTCTTTATTAAGGAAAAGGTATGCACCTGGAGTAGATGGTGACGATACAAGGTCAAAACAAATAAGTTCAAAATCTTCCTGTACTTCGTTTCTTTCACCCTTCTTAGCTAATGAACCCACACCACGTGATGATACACCCATAGTAACACCTTGTCTCATTAAGTTTGCTGCTTGGTCACCAGGACAAGAAACAACACCACTATCATGGAAACCAGGTGAAGTTAATAATTTTAACTTACCCATCAATGTATTACCTTCCCACCACATATCTGTGATAAGGTGTGATACACGGTCCAAATCAATCAATGATGATTCAGGGTGGTTCAACTCAGAAATGGATAAACCTTTATTGATAGCCCCTTGATATCTTTCGGCTTCTCTTCTTAGTATTTTTTCAGGGTAAACACGACCGTTTCTGTTTGGTGTGTCGAATTTTTGTAATACGGCATAAAACTCAAACGGCTTCGAGTGGTCCAACTGACCATACGATTCTTTGATAACTTCAGCATTACGGCTATCGTGTGGGTTTACATATCCAGCATCCCATTCAATCAATATTCCCTTCCCTGTATCTTGTGGTCCTAAAACTCTCATATGAATAAATCTTTATTATAAATACTTTAGAATGGAGATTATTCTATGATGACATCGAATTCAGTTACCGTCACTCCAATATATTTGGAATATTTAGCGTTCATTACTTCAGCAACTTTGTTATTGATAACATAACCTAATGGTAAATCTTCTCCTGAATAAACTTCTTTGAGGGCCCAAGTTGACGCAAAACTAGTCACGTCTTGTTCACCACGATAAGTATATAAAATCTTATCAATCATGACCCTGACAGAAATGTCATTATCTTCCATATCACCTTCTAACATTACATTTCTAAAAGTCACTACAGTAAAATCCTCATTTACCGTGAAATCAGACGGGTCAATAATATTGTTAAGGTCATCAATGGCGGTGTTAGCCTCACTGATGACCTTTCTTAATTTTTGTAGTTGTGATTCTGTAATTTTAATTTTCACGAAAAAGGTCTTTATGATAAATATTCTTTCTTTTTCGTTTTGGTCTTAGATAATGTAAAATAATCTGAGGACATCAATTCATCTGAATAAATTGATTTACATATTTTCTTTACACGGTCTCTCAAAATAATTGATTTGAAATCCATATGTTCTTTTATGAATAATGTAACTTCTAAATTCATGAAAGATTTTTTACCCATTTGAATACCACTTGTTCTTAAGTCTAAATCTACAATATTATGTGTTTCAAAAATTAATGGGTCAACACACTCTAATAAGTTATGTTTAATGCTGCGATTTAAGTTTCCGTTTATTCTGTTCCAATTGTCACTTTCAACAGTTGGCTCAATCCATGATTGAATTGAAATATAAATTGATTTTAAGTTTTGTGCATCTACTGTTCCATAACTACACTTTGCGTTTTCGAAAATATTTAATTTCGAACTTTTACCTTTTTTCATATATTATTCATATATCTTCTCGTTTATTTGTTGATAAAAGTATAAGAAACTTTTCCTCCTCAGTCAAAATTTGACTTAAAAAAACTATTTATTATAATAGTCAAGTATGATAGTAGTAAAAGTAGATAAGAAAAAAGGTGGTATTGAGAGAGCTCTCAAGAATTATAAGTATAAGGTTATAAAGACCAAACAACTCAATAATTTACGAGAAGGAAGATATCACACCAAAAAAACCACAAAGAGAAGAAAACAATTAGAGAAAGCCAAGTATGTGGAAAAATTAAAGGGTTCAGAATACTGAACCCTTTTTTTATTATAGACCTGAATGTAATTGTTTGAGTTTGTATAATGAAACTAAATCGTTTTTACTTTCATTAATCTTAGAAATTGTATTATTAACTTTTTCAGTTAATTCTGTATCAGTACTTTCAGTTAAAGTAGATTTAAGTTTACCAATAACTGATTCTTTTAATTCAGTCATTTCTTTAGTAATATCCTCTTTAGTCATTGATAATAATCCTTTCAATTCCTCTTTCTCTGATTCACTAATATTTTCATATTCTTTGTTGAAAGTATTCGATGCAATTTTCAACATTGTAGATAATGGTAGATTTACTGATTCTTTGATTACGTCTTCAATCTTTGTTTCAGAAAGTGTTCTCTGAATCTTTAATTTTGATTCCACAACCGCTTCCAATTTAGTTAAAGATTTTTCGTAAATAACGTTATCAATATCTACGTAATTATTTTCAACGGATTCATCTAAAAGTTCATTAACCCACTTAGATAATTCTTCAATTTTTTCTTTGTTATTTGTGATGATATCATTTAACTTTTCAAACGACTCATTTACATATACTGAAGCAACTTCTTTAGATAAACCTTTTTGAGAACTTAATTCATCATAAAGGTAATAGGCTTCAGCCAAATTTTTGTCACCCAAGATTCTCTTTTTGAAACCCTGAAGATTAGACTTGAAAGATTCTTTACCGTAAGTAGAAACTAACGTTTTTTCAATCTTTGATTTAATAGCACCGAACTTATTCATAATTCTTTTATTTTATAAATATTACTATTTAAGTAAGTCGTTCAACTTTTCTTCCATCTCACCTAATGACTGTCTACCCTTAGATAGGTCAATCGTTTCATCTTGACCGAATAATGTCATATCTTCTAAGATTAAATCTAAGTCTTTATTTTTTACGAATGTCTCAGGTGCCAATTCAGGTTCACCACCAGTTTCAACTTCACCAGCTGGTTCGCCACCCAAGTCACCTCCGAGGTCTCCACCTAAATCTCCACCACCGAAGTCACCACCACCTCCGAAGTCACCACCACCTCCGAAGTCGTCTCCTCCTTCTTCACCGGCACCTGCTTCAGGTGTTGTACCTTTCTGACCATATAGTTTGTCAAGGTTGTCAAAGATACCCGTATTGATAATAACTTCTTGAGTTTTCTCCAACTCACCAGCAACAGCTCTTTCGATACGTTGTTGTTGCAAGTCAAGTTTGATTTCTTCATCAGAGAATCCAAGTATATGTTTCTTAGCCCATGATGATGAAACAGGTAAGATACCGTTTCCTGGGTCAGTAGTTGCATCACGATACAATTGAATCTTCTGTTGCCATTGTTCCACCTTCAATAAGTCTGCTTGTGATGATGGGTTAGTCAATGCCAATTGGAAGTTTTGTAACTCGTCCTCAAATCCTAAGATGTATAAGTGGATGATTGCAATCTTATTCAACTCCTGAATCATAGACTTTTGAACTCTATTGATAGTTCTCGCAAAACGGATATCCTGTAATGCTAAGTTCTTACCTTCACCAGTAACTTCCTCAAAACCTAAGAATGCTTTAGGAACACGAAGAGCTGTCAATAGTTTCTTTTGGATGTATTCAATATCCGCAATCTCTGACAGGTTCTGTGCACCTGGTAAAGTATCAATAGGGTTCGGAGCGTTAGGGTCACGAACAGGAATAAAGTAATCTTGGTCTACAGCCATTTGGTTCATACGTAGGTCGACATTACCCGTAGATGGGTCTGCAACCTGGTCACGTTTGAACTTGTTGGCGACTCGTTGTACATACGGTTCGACATCTTTGTCGTCCATATTCCCTACGAATACTTTGAATACCCTTCTTTCAGGTGCTCTTGATGTTCTATAGATTAACATCGCATCTTCTGATAAGATAAGTTGTTTCCAAATTCTTCTGGCTTTTTCCAACATTGAAGTACCATAAGGAAGCTTACGGTCATCACCCAATAATCTAAAGTGAGCAATCTCCCAAGTATTAAATTCCATGTCTTTTACTTTCCATTTGAATTTCAATACTTCTTCATTTGACTCACCACTTGGTTGTTGAACACCGTATTGACTTGGTGCCGACTTCATACCTCTTTCCAATCTTTCGATTTCAATGTTAGGTAACTGTTGACCGCCCATAACACCTTTTTCAGGGTCTAACTTCAAGTATACGAAGTTGTCACCATACTTAGCAGTGTTTCTTGTCCACATCGGTAAATTGGTATCAATATCCAATCTGTTGTTGAATAAATCAGTTAATACTGATTTGATTCTTTTACTTTCTGAATATACCTGAAGGATGTAACCATCCTCATTTGCTGTTGTAGATTCCTCAGCATAGATATCGAGAGCCGCAGAAATCTCAGGAGTATATTCCATACTCTCGTAATCGTAGAACGCTGCGAGTCTTGTTGGCTCGTAATAAACGGCTTGGGTATATAAGTTATTTTCTACCTTCTGCCATTGTTGACCAAGGTATAGAGTTTGTTGAGCTTGAAGTTTCTCTCTTTCGTACTCACTTTTGTCAGGTGTTTTAAGTAACTCCTTCTTATCAAATTTGTATACAGGCGGCTGTTGGTCCAATGTAGAATCGGGACCAAAAACTTTGGTTAATCTCTGCCATACAGTATAGTTATTCTCAGCCATTTCTTGTTTTTATATAAATAGTAGTAATTTCCTACA